TATTAGTTGTACCGTTAAGAAGTTCTTTTTCAATCCACTTGGTTGCTGCTTCAGAAACTTTTTGAATAACAAAGTTTGCTAAGTCAAAATCAGAGTTGTTCAGTAATTTTTTAGAAATCTTTGATAATGCTCCGGCCAAGAATCCAGAGAGCGTGATACTTGTGAATTTACCAGATGTCGATTCTAATTCAACAAACTCGTCAGCATAAGCCATTGTGATCTGTTGAGTAGCTTCGTCATAGTATGGAATTGTAAGTGATCCGCCTACATTGTAACGAGTAGCCAATTGATAAATTGGACTTAAGTCATATACTTTGCTTATGATTTTTTTAGCAATAGATTGTGGAATAACTGCACCATTGTCACTTGTAGTTAGGTTAATGTCTGCACGATCTTCCACTACTCCACGGATATAATTAGCAAATACACGCTCTTCAATAACTGCTCGCTCTTCTACTTTAGAAGGAATGGTCTTCTTATCGCCAAATGCACGAGCCTCAGTTTCTGCAGTTAAGGTCTTATCAATCTTAGCTATTTCTGCTTTGATTTCGTCAAAACGCTTGCTTTCATCATCAGAAAAGGCGCGTGACTCTTGTTTCGATTTTTTTAATAGACCGTCAGCCTCATCCAAAAGGTTGTTACGTTGTTCTAATAGCGATGGCATAGAACGGATTTCAATTTTCTTTGCTAGTACATTAAATGGGATTTTCATTAACAGTTTCCACCTTTCAATTTTAAAAATTCTAGTTCTTTTTCAATCAATGAATAATCAATGACTGTTTTTTCTCTCTTTTCCTCAGAGGTGGTGAGATCTTCAATTTCTGCACGAAATTCGTCTGCACGTTGCTCTGAAACGACTTGATCCTCACCACGGGCTTCTATGGAGGTAGCAATATACGCTGGTGTTTTATCAAGTATCGATACTTCAATAAGGTCGATATCTTCCAAATATCGAAGCGCAATACCATCTGGACCGTCTTCCCAGTTCGGTTTATTATCAATAAAACCAAACGACCACCCTCTTAGTTCACCTTTTTTGGCTTTTTCAATTACTTTTTCATCACTGACCGTAGCAATTGCTCGCAAACCGATGTTGTCCTCAAAGAGCTGTAAATTCCCTTCTTTAAGAGAACCTAATTTAAACTTAGAGTCATGATTAAACCGCAGTTCCACGTCATCGGCTTTTCGTAAGGCATTTTCGAATGTTTTTGGCTTTATTTTCTCCTTGAAGCGACCGCGAGGCGATGGAAGTATACGACTTTCACGTTCAACAGCGTTCACGTAGCCATCAAGCAGCACCTGATTGTTCCGAATTTCTATCCGCATTTTCTGTCTCACCTCCTTTCAAGTCATCCATTTTGTTGGTCTGATTGGTGTTCGGGGTATAAATTTCTTTTGTTTTTGGATTGTAAAGCACGTCTTGAAGGCCCAACTTGATGAAATCTACTCCATAAGGTTCATAATCCTCGATATAACGGACTTCATCCCATTGCATAAAGCCGTTTTTAATTGCTATTTCATAAGCTTGGTATCGTTTCAGCATGTCACCTTTAAACAGCTCTTTGGTATCGAAAGCAAAATAAAAAGACTCATTTTTCTCACTAGGGAGTAATAAGTCTTTGTTCAGTGCCGTAATCAGGGCAACCAATATCGGCAATATACAAATTTTAATCCAAAGGTTATATACGTCATCGCTGGCCTTTCCTTCCAGAATAGAAGGAGGCACTTTGAGAACCTTTTGAATTTCTATTGAGTTGGTTTTCTTGTTTTCATTGAGCTGCATTTCCACTGAAGTGTTTGAAGCTTCTTGGAAATCTAAACCATTATTCAGGACAACGACGTTTTCGTCATTGTTCGCATAAAGGTTTTTCCAAGCAGCCTTTAATTCCTCTATTGCTTCCTTAGAAAGTCTTCCTTGGCTTTTAAGGAATCCCTTTTTATTACCGCCTGTTTTGACAAGCACTTCCTCAAAAATTAGAGTATTATAGGCCACAGAAAGTAGTTTGTTGTTCTGTTCAATAATTCCTCTTCCAGTCACACCATCTTTAGACCGTCTAGTCAACTTGAGAAACTCAAAATCTCTATATGTTGCCCCGTGGACTAAGATATCGTAACTTTTAAAGATTGGGTCCACATTCATATTTATGGATACTGCCTCATGTTTAACAAAGTGGAGGCTTTTTACATTGTTACGTTCTCGGTTGATATAAGAATAGCCAGCGCCATCGAGTAGATAATCCTCCACAAGCGCTTTTTTAAACTGGAATCCATCAAGCGTGTCTTTCGTATCATCATTTAGAAGTTTTACTCGATCGTCATCTATTTCAGTGACTTTACCATCTTGCTCCTTATAGAGCTTAATTGGAATGGCAGCTACTGTGTCACTAATCAGATCTACGCAGGCACTCAGAGCAGGTATGTTCATCGCTTGGTCCCTCTCAATACTCTTAGTTAACAACCCTGAACTAATAAGTATATCCTCTAATGTTTCACGTTTCTCGAAGCCAAACATTTGCTTCCAAAATCCCATTTTTTCACCTCCTTCTACTACACAACTTGAGCTCCCCAATCACTCATACCAAATAACATATCTTGCTGTAGCAAATATAGTGAGTTAATTGTCGAAACAACCATGTCCACTTTTCCAGCAGATTTCTTTTTATTAACGTATTTATTTAAGTTAGTATCCTCAGTACATCGACAATTTTGAAAGTTTATTTCTAGCATTAAGTTCTCGTCATAATGAAACATTTTACTGAGAACGAGCTCTTTTAATAGCTTAGTAGGCATGTGGAGGACGCTGGAATGCTGCTTAATTTCCACACATTCATATCCTGCAGCTTCAAGCTTTTGAATGGTACTAATTGCGTTATATCGGTCATATCCTATTTGCACAATTTCAACTCCATATTTTGCTTCAAGATTAATAATAAAATTTTCGACGAATCCATAGTCAATGACCTCATCCCCGCATTCAAAACAAACACCATGGCTAATGAGTTTTGTGTAATCGACTTTTTCTTTTTTTTCCTTAAAGAGTTTCTTGTCTTTGGGAATGAAACCCCAAACCTTAGCATAAATCATGTCATTGTGTTCAGTAGTCATAGAGAGAGAGGTATTATCATCCGTTTGGGATAAATCCAAACCTAGATAAACTCTCTTTCCGCGCCAAAATGCCAAATCCTCTTCGATTTTGCACTCTTTGACCTTAGTAATCTCTATATATCCCTCGACACCTAAACCTTTGTATTTGATGTTATTATGCTTACACAGATAGTTTTCGCGTTTATTCTCATACAAAATAGCCATAGTTCGCATGTCCTTAATAGCATTAAAGATATAATCATGTGCTGCAGCTACTGGATTGGATTGATATATAACTAAATCATCGTTTTGCCATTGATCATTTACCAAAAAATTTTCATCTGGCTCATAAAGCAATGAGAATCGTCTCTTATTATCAATTAATCCATCTAAAACTTTTTTAGAAATATCTATTTCATCGATCATTACATTATTGTCATTGGGATATTGGGTACTTATGATGATACCTAGCTTATTAAACAATGTGATCTGTGAGGACCTCATTGCTTCAATTGGGTAACTATCCATTGCTCCAGCTTCATCGGCTAAAAAGGCATTGGCCAGCTTCCCGTCCATCTTGTCATCGGAATAGGCTAATGGAATGTATTCGCTATCCGTCAATAGACACCGAACTTCACTTCTTAGTATCTTAAATACATCTTCTTCAGCTAATGCAGGACTAACCTTTATAATTTTTCTAATGGCCAGTTTAAGTTCACTTGACAATTTTAAGTCAGGTGCAACAGAGAAGAATCGGCTGAATTCAGGATCTGTAAGCAGCAATAAAATAAAAATAACCGCTGAATTGAAAGTCTTAAAGTTCTTTCGACTTATCTCCAATAGAGCAGTTTCATAATATCTTATATCTTTCGAATCCTCATTTTTTAACTTCGTGCAGAAGATGGCCACGATTAACAACCAGGCATATTCTTCTAATCCTTCGCCCATCGGACAACGTAAATCAGGATGCACCATCAATTTTAGCAATTTATTTAATTTGCTATAGGCTTTTTCATCTACATAGGCTTCTGGATCCATTCCGTCCACAATACTGATCCACGACTGCGCTTGTTTTTTTACGTATTGTGGTACCTTACGATTGTCTTTTTCCACGCACCATAAAGCATACTCATAAGCTCTACTATCTTTAACCATCCCTTAACGCTTCCAGTAACTTGTTAGACGATTTCTCTTCATTTTTCGGGATGCTTCTTAATGCGGCAGCAATGGTCATGATGTTTTCCTTCTCGATATCTAGCAGCATTTTTCTTTTAGTCTGAAGGATCTTATCAAGAGACATCATTCCACCTGTTAGCTTGGCAATTTCCTTTGTAAATTCAATGAGCTTATCAGCTTTTTCATCTGGCGATAACTCATCGCAAATTTCTTCAAAGGCATCTTTAAGGGATTCAATTAATCCGAAAAAATATTCTCTCCGCTGTTCCAGTTCAAAGCATTCTGCTTGGATTAAACAGTACCGGTTAACGACTGGTTCATAGATCGCATCATTCTTTTCAATCCTTTTCAGCAGATCATTGATTCTCTTGAATTCTTTGTGGGCCATACTATTGCTTTTGACGTTGGAGCGCTCTTTCAATGCCACACCTGTAGCAAGTGCGCTTTCACCTTGCTGCCTCTGCTTCAATTCCTTTTTTGTTCGATGCGATTTTTTTTCATTTTTAAGGACCACATAAGGTTTTGACGGTGTCGGCATTGTTTTCCACTCCTTTCAAAAGCTGATCTGGGAATATTTTGTGCGTAAATGTAGAGACGTGGTATCCAAGGATTTCAATTTTAAAAACCTCGATGGTGGGGGGGTACTTAGTCAAATTGTTTGTATTTCAGATACAATTCGGTTAAGCACAGCCTTGTCTATCTCTCCAGACTCGGCCATTTTGTGGTGTGAACTGCAGAGGCAGATGAGGTTGTCATCCTCTAGACGCATATTCCAGTTTTCCACAATGGGAATAATATGGTGTACCTCGATGTTTGTAAAATTATATTTTGGTTGAGTATGATGATGCTCTCTTATACAGACCTGACATAAATATTTATCACGCTCATTGATCTGCTTACGCTTAGTAGCCCAACGTCTCGACCATCTGAACTTATCGATGTAGGTTGGTTCCTTAATGCGCTTAGGTTTACTAGGACACTGATAGGCTCGAGCATGAATACCACCACAGTACTGACAGGACTTTAACACCACTCATCATCCTTAGCTTCCAAAATGGAATTAACCTTGTCCAATACCTCTTCTCTCACTGTTACCGGAACACGTTCATCATGAATCAAATCCCTAACCACCTTAAAGACTTGTTTAACCTTATCCAGTTGTGTCGCTACTACTTTAATAGTTGCCCATGCCATAACTACTTCCTCCTGACTGCTACTTTTATTGCAAAATAAAAGCACTCATTTTAAAATGAGCGCTTTATAAACTATATTTATTCTTCGTTTAAATTTGTTTCTTCATTTCCAGAAGTTAATAGTAAGATAGAGTTTTCGAGTAAAGATTGAGTTTCTTCAACATTAGGAAATGATTGCTGAACCTCTAGTGGTGCATTAAGTGCAGTGTGTACTTCTGCACCAACAGCTAAGTACTCAGTTAAATTAACAATACTTTTAGATAACTGTGCCTGATACTCAACTTGGTTCTCTGTAATCCCGGCTCCCTCTGCCAACATCTTTGCATTAAGATCAGCTTTTGCCTTAAACTCATTTTTTAGCCCCTCTAAAACTACTTCTTTTGCTGTACTTTCAATTTCAAGAGCTTTTATAGTATGTTCCGCTTGTTTCCACTTTAAGAATTCTTCTCTTAATAATACTGTAGCTACGCTTACAATTTGTCCAAAATAAACAACTGCTTCTGGTTTACTAAGTACCACTTCTATCCAGTTTGATCCAGTATCAAAGTTCTGTAACTTTACAGTTCCTTGATATTTACCTACAAGTGATTGGTTAAGAATAGTATTTATATCCTTTATAAAAGTAGTGATTTTTGGGAGGTCAACGTAACCTGGTAATTTTATACTTATAGAATTATTATCTTGTTCTGGAATTGCCTCTTCTATTGCTGCGACCACTGTATAAATTTTAATTGTAATATCATTAATGATATTTTTAAATTCATTTAAA